CTGAGGCTGCTATCACTAAATCACTTATAGAAAGTCGCGGTATTGATACATCTCGTTTGGTTGTTGTTAATGTTGTAACTATTGAAGAGTTTCGTACAAAGGCACTCAAAGCAGTAGATATGTATCTGAAAGCACCACTAGAAGATCGTAAACCTTGCATGTTTGTGCTAGACTCTTTAGGTATGCTCTCTACAACCAAAGAGATTACCGACGCACTAAACGAAAAAGAAGTTCGAGATATGACTAAATCTCAACTTATTAAAGGTGCTTTCCGAATGCTCACACTCAAACTAGGTCAAGCAAATGTCCCGCTCATTGTCACAAATCATACATACGATGTCATTGGAGCTTACGTACCAACTAAAGAAATGGGAGGAGGTTCTGGACTCAAATACGCAGCCAGTACGATCATTTATCTCAGCAAAAAGAAAGAAAAGGATGGAACGGAAGTGGTCGGAAATATTATCAAGGCTAAGACTGCTAAATCGCGTTTGAGTAAGGAGAATAAAGATGTTGAAGTCCGTTTGTATTATGATGAGCGCGGTCTTGATCGTTACTATGGTCTTCTGGAACTTGGTGAGATTGGTGGACTCTGGAAGAATGTAGCAGGACGCTATGAGATTGATGGTAAAAAACTTTATGCCAAACAGATTCTAAAAGAACCCGAAGTATATTTCACTGAAGAAGTGATGCAACAATTGGACGAAATCGCACGTAAGGAATTTAGTTATGGAGAAAGTTGAGTTTCTAATTCTTAGAAACCTTTTACACAATGAAAAATATATTCGAAAAGTAATACCCTTTATCAAATCAGAATACTTCGAAGATCAAAATCAAAAAATTGTATTTGAAGAAATACTTTCTTTCGTTCAAGAGTATAATCAACCAGCAACAAAAGAAGTTCTCTGTATTGAAGTAGAAAAGAGAACAGATATTAACGAGCAGTCTTTTAAAGAGATTGCTCAAATTATTTCCTGCCTTGAAGATGTCTCTACCGAATTTAATTGGTTAATTAACACTACTGAAAAATGGTGTCGGGATCGTGCCATTTATTTGGCACTTATGGAGTCTATTCATATTGCTGATGGAAATGATGAAAAGAAGAATCGCGACAGCATTCCCTCTATTCTTTCTGGTGCTCTTGCTGTAAGTTTTGATAATCATGTCGGTCATGATTATCTTGAGGATTACGAACAAAGATACGAATCATATCACAAAAAGGAGGATAAAATTGAATTTGATCTTGAGTACTTTAACAAAATCACGAAAGGTGGTCTCCCTAACAAAACTCTTAATATCGCTCTTGCTGGTACGGGTGTCGGGAAATCTTTATTCATGTGCCATGTGGCTAGCTCCGTCTTGCTCCAAGGACGAAACGTTCTGTACATTACGTTGGAAATGGCAGAAGAACGCATTGCTGAAAGAATTGATGCAAACCTCTTGAATGTCCCTATTCAGGATATTACAAATCTTCCAAAGCAAATGTTTGAGAATAAAGTTACGAGTCTTGCAAAGAAAACTCAAGGTACTTTGATTATTAAAGAGTATCCAACTGCATCTGCACACTCTGGGCATTTCAAGTCTCTTCTAAATGAACTTGCATTGAAGAAGTCATTTCATCCAGATATTATCTTTATTGATTATCTGAATATCTGTTCTTCTTCTAGGTTCAAGGGTGGCAGTAATGTTAATTCTTATACATTGGTTAAATCAATTGCAGAAGAACTTCGTGGTCTTGCCGTGGAGTTTAATGTTCCTATCGTGAGTGCCACACAGACTACTCGTAGTGGTTATGGTTCTTCTGATGTAGAACTGACTGATACTTCAGAGTCTTTCGGTCTTCCTGCAACTGCTGATTTAATGTTTGCACTAATTTCTACAGAAGAACTTGAGGGTCTTGGGCAAATCTTGGTCAAGCAGCTCAAGAATCGTTATAATGACCCAACTATTCATAAACGTTTTGTGGTTGGTATTGATAGGGCTAAAATGCGTCTCTATGACTGTGAACAATCTGCTCAACAAGATATTCTTGACAACGGAAAGGAAGAAGAGTATGATTATGAAGAAAAGAAACCTAAAAAAACATTTGAGGGATTTAAATTCTGATATGACTATTGATCTTAATAAGTATGTGGAGTTTGTGAATACCACAACTTCTAAACCCAGTAAAGAACATACTGCGTTTATTGATCGTCTGATGGAACTTCGTGAAGAGGAGTTTCCCACTGAGCGTCTTCTCACTGCTGCTGTAGGAATGTCTGCCGAAGCTGGTGAGTTTACTGAAATTGTAAAAAAGATTATCTTTCAAGGTAAACCAGTAAACCAAGAGAATCTTTTTCACCTGAAGCGTGAACTTGGGGATATTATGTGGTATGTTTCTCAGGCGTGTCTTGGACTTGATATTTCTCTTGAAGAAGTAATCCAAATGAACTTTGAAAAACTGAGTGCTCGTTATCCTGAAGGTGCTTTTACTATTGAACGTTCTGAAAATCGTAAGCAGGGAGACCTATGACTAAAGAAAAGCAAGTAACAATTAAAATTGATGCTCGCACAGCAGCGGCAGTTCGTCAAGTTTTGTTTGATGCTCAGAAAGGATATACCTATGATGAGTTTAGTGTTCCTCCTCGCGTTTCTGATATTCGCAAAGTAATTCAACAACTTGATGATAATATTGATAAAGTTCTTGGTGAAGAATAAATAAAAGCAAAAATGTCTTTAATTGGAAAAAGAAGAGGAAGACCAACTACAAGATCTCAATTCGAATCAATTCTTAAAAAGTTTTTAATTTTTCTAAAGAGAGAACTTAAATTTGCTTACGATATTCCAATTATTCTTGTGGATGATGTAGATTTTTCTAAAAATAATAAAACATTTGGATTGATGTATCCGGGTAAAATTGTTATTAGTATTGTTAATCGTCATCCAATAGATATTTTGAGAACCGTTGCTCACGAATATATTCATCATAAGCAGCAAAGTGAAGGCAAAAGGTTGAATGGAAATGCTGGAAGTGTCAGTGAAAACGAAGCAAATGCAAAGGCAGGAGAAATAATTAGAAAATACTCTAATCTTCAATCTGATCTATTTGACTTAATACCAATTAGATAATAATTTGGTTCTACTCTTAACCTTTTATTCAAACCTCCTCTGGGAGGTTTTTTTATAAATATCTAAAAAAGATTAAAAGTAATGAAAACTTTTTTGGAGTTTATTTCTGAAGCAGAGGTTGCCTGGAATACGGGCACTCTTAAAGGAAGTAAAAAAAGTCCCTCCGCTACTGCAAGTCAAAAAGTAACTCAACTGGGTAGGCAAATGACTAATCCCAGAACTACTCCTCAACAAATGGCATCAATTGCTCAAAGAGTAAAGAAAATGAAATCTGCCATTGTCGGTTCTGGGGAAGTTGCAAAGGCATCTGATCCTCGTCCAGAAAACAAAGATGCAGGAAGAACTAATACTAAAGTAAGAGGATATGCCTCAAAAGGAAAAGATGTTAGAGGAAGTGCAGGTAGTCTGCGTGATATAGATTCGGGCAATCAACCTTCAGATGTTAGAACTTCTGGAAGATACGGCGATACAAGATCCAGATCTCAAGGAGGTGGAAGTGTTCCTACAAGAAATAAAGGACAAGGATATAGCACTCCTGAAAGATCTCACTATAGTAGATAACACATTAATATTATAAATATCCATAGAGTAGTATAAGTACAACAAAATGAACTCCAAAGACATTGTATCTCTTTATGAAGCATACGCTGCTGTTTATGATGAAGATCTAAGAGATGAATTGGAATCTTCTTCAATTCAGGAAGATCTTTCTTTCGTTGATGATCTAAGTGATAATGAACTTGATCAGGTAATGGAAGATATTTTTGTATCTGGAGATATTGATATCAATGAGTGTTTTGATTCTTTGGATTATGTTCTATCTGAAGCAAGAGTAACTTCTTCTGATGATAGACCATCTGGTTCTGCAACAGTTACTAGAAGTTCAGAAAGACCAAGCAGAGTAGCAAGATCTGCAGAAAGACAAAGACAAGTAAGAATTGGTAGAATTGCTCAGGCAGCTCAGCGTACTGGTGAGAGACTAGCGGCTCCTGCACGTTCTACTGGAGGAACTTCAGCATCTGCTAGAGTTGGTCAAGCAAGTGCAAAAGTAAAATCCGCAGCACAAAAAGTAAAAGGATTCTTGGGTAAAATTGGTCGTGCTGCAACGGCAGGAGCATCAGCGGCTAAAAAAGAATTCAGTGGAGAAGCAGGAAGAGAGGCGCAAGCAAGAACAACTGGTCGTCAAATGAGAAGAGCAGCAAGACGCCAAGCTTCTGCTGAAAGAAGTAAAGATACTTCTGAATTTGAAAGAAAACCAACATGGAGACCTGGAGGACAAAATGTAAACAGAACATTTAAACCTCAACAAAGTTCAGCACCAGCAGCAAAAAGTGATGAATCAAAACCAACATGGAGACCTGGTGGACAGAATGTAAACAGAACATTTAAACCTCAACAAGGTCCAACGCCAGCACCAAAAGGTCCAAGATCTCCTGCTCCTTATAGGAATGCGGGTAAAAGTGATACTGGACCTTCTTCAACTGGTAGAGCACTTCCTGGATCTTCTGCAAGAGCAGCACTTCCTCCCGCAAAGGAGTCTGATAGAAGAACGTCCGCAAAAGCAAAATTACAAAAAGCATCTGCTGGTTCATCTGCAAGAGGAATTAGATTTGCAGGAGAGAGAGTTGGTCAGTTAGCAACACAAAGAGCACATACTGGCAAACAAAATGCTCTAGAAAAATTCAGAAAGAAAATCGGTGTCAGTGAGGAAATCTTCAATCAGATTCTAAACACAATCTTTGAAGAAATGATTCATGAGGGTTATGTTGATTCTTATGAAAACGCACTTTATGTTCTTGAATCACTTTCGGAGTCTGATGTTCAAGATGTTGTTGAGTCCTATCTAGTTGAAGAAACTGAAATCGTTGATCTTTATGATGTAGTTCTTGAGCATCTTCTTGATGAAGGTTATGCGGACACTGTTGAAAATGCAGAAGTAATCATGACGAATATGAGTGAAGAGTGGAGAGATGAAATTGTTTTTGAAGGATTCAAGAAAATGAATCGTGCAAAAATCGAAAAGCAAGCAAGAAGACTTGGTGGTGATAAAGGAGATGTTCTGCGTGCCGTTGCCGACAAAATGGATACTGAAGTTGAGCGTAAGTATTCAACAAGACAATCAAGATTAAATAGAGCAGGTGGATCTGGTAGCGAATATAGAAAGGCACAAGAACTTAGAGCAAGAGATGATGCAAAGGCAGATTTCAAGAAGTATGGTCTTCGCTGATTGAAAACATAAAAATTAAAGAGGGTTTAATTACCCTCTTTTTTGATACTTTGGGAAGGGGATATAGCTCAGTTGGTAGAGCGCCTGCTTTGCACGCAGGAGGTTTCATCGGTTCGAACCCGATTATCTCCATAAATACAAAAGATTGATAAAAAATAAATATAAGTATATAAAAAAATAGTATGAAACGTTTCTTCCAATTTTTGTCTGAAGCAAGAGAATCGCAGGCATCATTGCAAGCGAAAAAACTTGGTCTGGTTGGTGATGGTCATGGAGGATGGTTGGATCGTGGTGGAAAACAAGTAGCAAGAACTGAGGGTGGGAAGTTAAAGTTTCTTGATGGTAGGCAAAAGTCCGCTCCAGAAGAAAAAGGCGCAAAACAAGCAACTGGTCCAGCATCAATGCCACAGGGACAACAAGCAGTCGCTCCAGTTTCACGCCCCCTTCCACCACAAGCATCTCCAGAAGAGCAAGAACCAGAGGAAAAACCAACTCTCACAATTGTATTGGGAAGGTTTAATCCGCCTACAATTGGACATGATAAAACATTTAATATTGCCAAAAAAGTTTCTGTTGGCGGCGACTTAAAAATATATCCATCAAGAACTCAAGATCCAAAGAAAAATCCATTGAATCCTGAAGTTAAAATTCAATACATGAGAATGATGTTCCCTGATTATTCTGATAATATAATTGATGACCCTGATATGGAAAGTATTTTTGATGTATTAATTACTGCTTCTGAGGATGGGTATGGAACTGTAAATATTGTTTGTGGATCTGATCGTCATGGTGAGTTTGAAAATTTATCTCAAAGATATAACAAAGAATTATATAATTTTGACTTGATTCGTGTTGTATCTTCGGGAGTTAAGGATACTGAAGCTGAAGGGGCAATGGGAGTGTCTTCTTCAAAAATGAGAAAAGCGGTGATTGATAATGACTTCTCAACATTTAGAAGAGGAACTCCCAAAACTCTTAGTAATGCCGAAACTCAATCTCTGTTTGATCAAGTAAGACAGGGAATGAAAATTAAAAAAACAAAAACCCAAAAAGAAAATTATAACCTTTGGGAAATAGCTCCAAAACTTGATGTTCAAAATCTTCGTGAGAATTATATTTCTGGAAAAATATTCAATGTTGGAAATATTGTAGAAAATTTGAATACTGGATTGGTTGGAGAAGTCATACGTAGAGGAACTAATTATTTAATTTGTGTTACTAAAGAAGGTTATATGTTTAAGTCTTGGATCAAAGATTTAATGGAATATACTGAAGTTAAAATGGATTCGCCGATGAGAGACAAAATTCATCCCAATACTCTTGTTGGAACTTTAGGTGCATTTAAACATTATGCAAAAATGACACCAGGTGTAATTGGAACAAATAGTCAATACCTTCAAAAAGGTGGTAAAGCATATGGAGTCAATTTTATAAATAAATATAAGGCAAAAAAAGCAAGCACTCGTTAAGATGACTAATAATCACGTAAAAGATATATCCAGAATTTATCTGGACCAAATTGTTGGTGAAGCATTAGATCCTGTTGGAAAAGAGGACGCTGATATTGACAATGATGGTGATCATGATAAGTCTGACAAGTATCTTCGTAAACGTAGAAAAGCAATTGGTAATGCAATTGCTACTCAAAAAGAGGCATTGGATCCTGTAGGTAAAGAAGATGATGACATCGATAACGATGGTGATGTTGATAAGTCTGATGCTTACTTAAAGAATCGTAGAAAAGTTCGCTCAAAAGTAATCGCAAAAGAAGGTTATTCAAACTGGAGAGAAGATCTAATTGAGGTTGTTGATAAAATCTCAAAAGATAGGAGTAAAGATGTAAAAATTACTGAAAAGCAAATTAATAATAAAATTGATATAAATCCAAAACTTAATCTTGGTGAAAGAGTTGATCAACTTGGAGGAATTCTTCTTGAAATGTCTGAAATCGAAGACTTTGAAGGAGTTTTTGGTGATCTATCCGAATCTGAAATTTTCTTGCTATCTGACCAATTAATTGAAGAAGTAGTAGAAGAAGTTTTTTATGAGTGCCTTGAAGAAGGATATGATCTTCAAGATGTAGAAAATACTTTATTAGAATCTTTAGAAATTTCATCTGCGATTTTAATCGAAGCAAAAGTTACTTTAGGACATGACACTAAAATAAAAAATGATAAATTAGAAAAAGTAAAATCTATAGTTAAATCAGTAAGTAAAAAATTAGGTGCTGGATATAAGAGAGAGAGACATGGTGAATCTGAATCTTCATCAGGTTCTGGTTCTTCAAGACCCGGATTGCTTGGAAGAATAGGATCTGCACTTAAAAGTGGACTAAAGAGAGTGGTTCGTGGCGCAGGATATACTACTGGACTTGTTGCAAGAGGAGCAAAGGCAACAAAAAGAGAATTTGGTGCCGGGTATGAAAGAGGATCAAAAGGAAAAGGAAAGGAAAATCCAAGTGCTGTGCATTCAAAAGTAGGAGTAAGGTCTGCAAATCTACGTAGTGGTATTGGTGGTGGTAAAAGAGTAGAAGTTGCAGGAGAACGTAAAAAAGAAGAACCAGTTCAAAGAGTTTCTGTTAGAGATGTGACTCCACCAAAACCAAAACCAGAATCAAAAGCACCCGCAGGAACTTCTGAAAATCCAAGAGTAGGGCAACCCGCATCAGATAAACCAAAACCAAAACCAGAACCAACAGTAAGAACAAGAACAAGAACAGTATCAACTAAAGGATTTGGTAGTTTCAAACCATCATCAAGTGGAGAAGAGGCATATCAGAAGGAAAAAGAAAAGCAAGAAACTGCAAAGAGTGCAAAGAAATCAAGAACTAGATCGTCTAGTAAGAAGAAATCAAAAGAACCAAATCCAAAAAAACCTGGAGCACCTTCATTAGATGATCTTCTAAAGTCTGAAGAATTTGAACTTGATGAAAAAACTTTAACTGCTGCCGAGACTAAACAAAAAGAAAGAATTGTAAAGTCGATGAAAGATAAATCATCAGATTTTGAAAAGAGATACCCTGGTCGTGGTAAAGAAGTTATGTATGCTACTGCTACCAAGATGGCAAAGAAAATTGCTGAGCAGGCAATGGAAATTCAACCAAAAACGCAGCAGCAGTCTGGTCATCAAAATGTTATGCAAAAAAAGGTAGCACAGCAAAAAGATAGACAAAAGCAGCAGGAAGTTCAAATTCTTCAAAGAAAACTTCAAGCACTGAGATCTGCTCCTAAAGGCGTAGATACTGGTATTACAGCTTGAATTCCTAAATAGAGAAGGATATTTTTTATAGGAGGTCATTATGGGAGTATTAGTAGAAGTTGTAAAACCACTTCTTTTAGCGGCAATGAATTCTTGTCATACAAAGAGACTTGTTTGTGAACTTCTTGATCGTTATGTGAATACCACTGACAATGATATTGACAATGTAGTTGCCTCAACGGTAAGAACTGCACTTCTTAGAGATTGTAAGTGATTAATTTTTTAGTTTAGACTATTCTAAACAGTAAAGGAGACCGAAAGTAGGGTCTCCTTTTTTTATAAATAATTTTTAGCAAATAACTTTTTAAGGTAAAGAGAATGGCACTCTGGGGTAATAACGATTCTGTTTATTCTGCTGGTACAGTTGCAGTAAATTACAACACCCTTGTTGTTACTGGAACTGGAACTACTTTTGATACCAATGGTGTTGCCGTTGGTGACGTAATTCAAATTGGTGCTGGGTCTACTTTTGGCGAAGCTGTAATTGTTGGAGTCAGCAGTGCAACTCTATCAATTGCATCAACTCAGTTCTTAAGTGGCGCTGCTATTTCTAGTGCAGTTTATAACATTAACGAACAACCAAAGTATGCTCTTGGAGTTGGAAATACCTATAGAGGTAGCACTAATCCATCTTTGGTTTATGGTGTTGATGCAAATGAAGTTAGCGTTGCCTCAACAACCGCATATGCAGTTACTCACAGTGGATGGGTTGCAGTTGGAGCTACTTACATTGATGCTGAAGGCAATCTAAGAGTTAAGCATGAGGTTCTGGTTGCTGGTGGTATCAACACTACATCTGATGCTAACGACGACGCAATCTTCCTTCCTTGATGAATAATATATGATTTTTAATGAGTTGAATGAGGATAATTTCCTTTTGTTCGCAATTAAGTATTATGAAAATCCTCAGGCAGTAACTAAGGAAGATTTTGAAAAAGATCTAAATCATTTTAAGTATATTAAAAGATTATTGAAACGATATAAGAATACTGGTCAGTTAAAAACTCATCTACTTCTTAATCATTTTATTATTCTTTATAATATTTTTGGGGAGGCAACAACTCCAATGCTTTTTTATAAGATTGAAAAAGAGTTGTGGTCTGCGATGAAGACTTTTATAATCTTCCTTGGAAAATTGCCTGAATATCCAAAATGTTATATACATGATATTCAAGTTGATATCTATT